AAAAACTAAAGTATCTTCTAATTTTTTCTTTTTCATCTTCATACAGTTTTTATAATTTTGATAGATTATCAAACAGACAGCATCTGCTATATCATGTTTTCTATCAAGGTTCAAGTAATACTCGTTGTCTTGTAAATAGTGTGATGCAATTTTTTCAGTTCTTTCCTTTCTTTGTTCGTAATTCAAACTATCAAATCCAAAAAAAGTATGCATCGCATTTGGACTGATGAGCATTGACTTTTCTTTATTTATGTAATGTATCAAAACTTCAATACCGGTCAAACCAGTCAATGGTTGACGTTCTATCACTATCTCATCCGCACTTTCAAAAATATCTTTGTAGTCGTCAATCATAAGAGGAACTAAATCAACTGTATCATTTGATTTAATGTATTTGTAATCCCCCAATGAAATCTTTTTCACGAATTGAATATGTATGTCGGTTCCATTACATTCTGCTAAAACGAGAGCAAGATTATGAAAACCTACATCTATACCTAGTATTTTCATTAATTAAAGAGCAATTATTTTCTTTAATTAAAGTAAAATGAGAATGAGAACACAACAACAAAATTCACTACTCATATTAGCTGTCATATTTGTGCTCATGTTTTTCCTTGTATGGGTCACTCATCGCCCGGTAAAAATAGTTACAATTCGGGTTCCAGTAGAAGTTCCAGCCCCAGTCCAAGCACCAGCCTCAGCCCCAGCCCCAGTCCCAGCCCCAGTCTTCGATCAAAATCGACCAGATACTCGTCATGCTCCCGAATTTCGAGGACCTCCATTGAAAATGTATAAACCTGGGGTGACCCAACAAGTCGGTATTTTGACGGACCCATTGACAAATGAAACATTGCCATTGTTTGCAAAAGAAGTCAATGGAAGACGCGACCAATATAATTATTATACGTCATTGAGTAATGGAAATTTTATGTATTCCGTCCCAATCACATACAACAGTCGTGAATGTATGGATAGTTATGTAGGATGTCAAGAATTGTATGGTAATGAAAGAGTTTCAGTGCTTGGTAGAGACAACGAGTTCGAAACAAAAATTTATAGAACTGAAAACTTTTTTTAGATAAAGAGTATAATCGTATAATTGTCAAGTATAAATGTTAAAGTTTTCAAAGTATCCAAATGAACTTCTTGTTTTTTTTCAAACTCATAACATTAAAGAGCCAAATATATACAGTTTAAAAGGTCAAGCACTTGCTTTAATGTCTCAACAAGAATTTGTCAACGGGTCGAAATTTATAGATAGAAAATTCGCGGATAATTTTTTTAAAGTGATAGGATTTGATACAACTGATGCAATCCAAGCGTTTAACAAACCGGCTGGAAATTTGAAACTTGTTAAATATAAAAAGGGATTATATTCATTACTTTATCCATTTGAAATAGATTTCTTTCAAATTGAAAAAAGAAAAAATGTTCATACTAATATTTTAGTAAATGGTGATAAAAGTTGTCAAGTTAAACGAGTTAAAGAACATTGGAAAGAAAAGGTAAAAATAGAAATGCGATATATTGAACTTTTATTATCTTTAAAAGAACCTAAATTATACGATATGATTTCAATTAAATTAAATGAAGTTAAATGGATAATGAAATTTATATTAGAACCAGAACAATCTGAATGGCAAATAGGACACCTTGATGCTGACAAGGGTAATAACCCAGAAAATTTACGGTTTCAACCGCCTATACAGGCAAGATTTAGAGACAAATATATTTTCAATGAATTATTTGAACGTTTAAAGAAATAGAGTATATAATGAATAATGGATACAATTAAACTTATAGACTGCCTCGATGGTATGAAAAATATACCCGATAATTCAGTAGATATGGTTTGTACAGATCCTCCGTATTTTTTAGACGGTCTTGGTAATGATTGGGATAAAAATCGGTTAGATAAAAGAGGAAATTCTTCGGTGGTTGGAAATTTACCAAAAGGTATGAAATTTGACAGAAACCAATCAAAAAAATTTAAAGAATTTTATTCATTGGTTTCAAAAGAAGTATTTCGAATACTAAAACCAGGTGGTTCATTTATAAGTTTTAGTAGTCCAAGACTATATCACGCCATGGCAAGTGCAGTTGAGGATGAAGGGTTTGAAATAAGAGATATGCTTGGATGGATTTATACACAGTCTCAAGTGAAAGCATTCAAACAAGACCATATAATAAATAAAGACAAAACAAGAACAGATGAACAAAAAGAAAACCTAAAACAATTATGTGAAGACTGGAGAACTCCGATGTTAAAGCCTGCGATTGAACCAATGTGTCTTGCGGTGAAACCAATCGAGGGAAGATATATAGACAATTTTGAAAAATATGGAACTGGTCTCATGCACTGTAATGAAGACACGTTGGTGAATGGTAAATTTCCTTCAAATATAATGACGACACAAGAAGGCGTTTTGGATACAAATGTTTTTCTTGTCAAGAAGCCAACTAAAGTAGAAAAGGATGTTTCAAATACACACTTATCTGTGAAACCGATCGAACTCATACAACATTTAATACAACTCTTTACCAGAGAAGGTGCTCTAGTTCTAGATCCTTTCATGGGAAGCGGAACAACCGCAGTTGCTGCTAAATCAATGAAAAGACATTATATAGGTTTCGAGATAAATCAAGAATATTTAGATATTTGTACTATTCGCCTCAGGTGAATGTAATGTTAAATTTTCGAGTCATCAATTTTTTTGCATTATCAAACGATGGAACTGACCAAAGAAGCCACCGAGACCAAAATCCAGCGGTTTTGACACCCGACATTTTCCAGTTTTCAAGATGAGAATTGTTTATATTCACAAGTTTATTCAAAACGACTTTACCATTCGTTTCTCTGAGTATACCAGAAGACAGGTAGGGTGCGGCACCATGTCGCATCAGGTAGGAACGCATTCTCAGTGGATTTTTGTGAATAGTAAAATCGGAATATCCTTTTCCACCAAAATCTACTGAACTCCCATCTTCGAAAATAACTCGAAATTTTTTAGATGGATGGGGGCTTTTACGAAGTTTTACTTTCATCTTATTGATAGGAAAGAAAATAAAATAAAATAAATACTATAATAAATGACTACTCGCCGAGACCATATAATAAAAATAATTCAAAAATTAAATAAACAAATCAGTACATTTGGTACATATAATAAGAACATTTCAAATAAATATAAAAATATAAAACATAAATTTCTAAAAACACACTCTAATTATACAAACTTCCAATTATCGAAAATGTCTAAAAATAGATCCGGGTTAAAGTTGGCCGATTATATAAATACATGGTCTTCATAATTCAGGACTTAAAGAAAAAATACATAGTAAATATATAGGCTCCTATAGTTTAATTGGTGATAACATTGGACTTTGAATCCAAAAACCGAGGTTCGAACCCTCGTAGGAGCTTTATCCAGCCTTAGCTCAGATGGAAGAGCATTGGATTGTAGCATATTGAATGCTAAATAACACTATCAAAAGTGTAATCAATCCTCCAATGGTCACTGGTTCGAATCCGGTAGGCTGGAGTAAGACGCGGCAGCGCGATAGGTGGTGCGTGAGATTGTTAATCTCAAGGTAGTGGGATCGAAACCCACCCGCGTCGTATTCACTTTTTAAATATGTGTTCCGTATTTAAAAAGTAATTTGTTTTCTTTGAAGGAGAGAGAGACTGTTCATACTTTTGGCTTTATGGAACGAGCAATAGTATTCACTTCTGTTTTTGAAATATTTGAGGGAAGGTTTGTTTTTATTTTATTCACCGTAGCATTAAAAGTATTCAAGTTTGAATTTATCAAACGATTTTTAATGTTTCGCAAATAAACATTCTTATTCACCGTGTTTCTTGCCGTAATATTTTTAATGTTTTCCTTTGTAAATATATTACCATGGAGACGACCGTGTTCTTTACTAGCCATGAATCTATTCATAGCAGTCTTGTTGTATACTCTTCGGAGTTCACCATTTTTCTTTACATTTGACGGCTTGTTTATATACACTCTTTTATTGGTAGGAATTGTAGAAATCTTAGTTGTTTCAGAAAAGTTACGATTAAATAACTCAGTGTTCTTAGTAATTTTTCTAGGTCTGCTGGTTACAGGTTTTTTATACGAAGCTGCAATTTTTCTAAAAGTATCGTAATCAATAACCTTCATTTTATTTATTTTAGCACGCATAGATTTACCATTTGCATAAAACATTACAATCAAAAAGTTAATTACTCGTTTGATTTTGAAGTGTATAGGTTCGTCCACATCTATTTTAAACTGGGAAAGATCTATATAACGTCGATCGTAATATTCTGATAACAGTGCGTAAGTATCGCTTTTAATCTCATCCATTGCAGCTTCATGGTCTTGATACAATGAGTAATCCAATGAAGAATCGTCCACTACATATATTTCTTCAGCAAGTAAGAATTTAGCTCTTTCATGTAGAAATAATTCACTCTTTGAGTTTCCATAGAACAATTTAAGATAGGAATATACAACGAAAATTTCAATCTTTTGAATGTCTGTTTGGGGATCGGTATGAATACACAAATTATTCTGAATGACACGATATACTTTATCTAGATCAATTGAAACTGGATATTCATATACTTCCGCCACTTGTGATTTATATTGCATATGATACAAACCCAACACGATGTTTTCTATACGATTAAAAAAAGTTTCATAATAGCCTGTTATTAACGTGTTCATATTTTTCTTTGTTTTTATGTTTTTTATGAGTTTGTCTAAAAAAAGTATTCTAAGTTTTTTAAGAAATTTAAGATATTCTCTCTTTGTATCCAATTTAAACCTTCTAGTGTGATTCCAATTACCTGCAAGTAGATAGGTTTGTTTTTTCAATATATAATCAGCATATTTCAATGCCTGTGTATTATTAGGAAAATTTTGTTTTTGAGTTGTAGACTTATTTATTTTGTTTTTTATACTATTTAACGTTTTACCATTTTTTAATTCATTTAAATATCCAAGTTTTTGGTTGGAAGATAAAGGTTTTCGTGTTTTCATGTAGTGTATAAGTTTGTATCTGTTTGATTTGTTGTTTATAGAAGCTTTCGACTCTTCACCTGTATACTTTTTTAAATTCATAGGATCAGGAGTGCCAGGGCGTTTAGAAGGTGCGCTTCCGCTGCTACTATTGCTATTGCTATTGTTATTGTAATAATTATTGTTACTATTACTATTTCTGTTACTATTAGACATATTCAATATACTACTAATAAATTTTTTATTTTCAAATCAAATGTTTTCTACATCTCGCTGTATACATGTCTGTATCTCCAACGAGTATGAGTTCATTGTTTTCAACGGTTCTAACAGTGAATGGTCCAGGTGTTCCGTCATTGCACACCGTGCAGAGAGCATGTAATTTTTTGACACTATCAGCCAATGGAATACACTTCAATATTTCTCCAAATTCTCTTTGTTTGTAATCTCCATTCAATCCAGCGATGATGACATATTTACCTTTGTATACACAATACTCCACGAACGCTTTGAGATTTTTAAAAAATTGTGCTTCATCTATGCCGATCACCACCGCTTTATTGAATTCGTCGTTTTCTATCAAACTAGACAAATCATTCGTTTTTATACAATTAAAAGTGACACCGTCGTGGGTTTTCAATACTGGTTCGGATGAACGAGTATCTTTCGAAGAATTGATAACCAAAATGTCTTTCCCCAGTATCTTTTGTCTTTTGAGTTGTCGTATCAATTCGGATGTTTTCCCCGAGAACATATTACCCATGATAATATGAAGACTCATCTCATACTATCACTACAGAGGATTATTTTTTTAATATCTGGTAGTATTAGAAAGATGGGTACTACTTATCATTTGAGTAATTCGTTACAAATATTTGCCTTCTTATTATTTATAATTATTGCTCTGACCATATTTTCAAATAAATTACCACCTCCTACCACCACCACCACCACCACCACATCAGAAGAAACATCAGAGGTGGTAGAAGAGGAAGTGAACAAACAACCTCTTGAAAAAATGAAAGATTATAAATTAATCATTACCGAAGATGGAGTTATCAAAGGTCCAGAACGTTTGTACTATTCACGAGAAGGATATATTATTGGACCAGACTTATATAGATGTTATGAAGATGGCAACAAGCCTGAATACTGTAGCGGACATGCACCGAAATCTGGATGGGCCTATATGTATGACATTCGGTTAGGACCAACTCTATTGCGAGGTGGTTCAAGATATACACAGTGTCCAGATGGAGGAGGACACGGGTGTTGGTATGTTGAGAAATATGTAGATGGAAAACTTACAATGATACGCAATAGCAAGAATATTGATTTAGCACAAATAATGGCAGATGATTTATGGACAGACCGATGGAATCTCGAAGATCCATACATTAGGGATACTGTGAAATCACAATATAAATTAGTCGAAGTTTCAGATGGCGACGGAGACAAAAGAAGGTTGGATATATATAAAATTACAAAACAACAAGGTCAATTTGTGGATGTTAAGATGACACCGGCAAATTCATCTACTGGTCTCTACTTGACATATTTGTTATTATTGTTGCGTCTCAATGGTGAAGAAAAACCTAAAAAGGTTCAACTTGACATCAAAGGCATTCGTTTACCTTATGAAGGACGTCCGTAATCTATCTAATCGATCTTTTTCTTTGTTCATGAACACGGTAAATTGCATGACTTTGCCATCCAAATAGACCATTCCATGATTTTTTATGCGTTCATCTTTGATGACTTGTTCAACTCTCACAAGATTCACGCGAACTATTTTTGATTTGGCTTCCTTACTGTGATATACCGCTAATACCGCCGCGTCTCTCTTTGTTTCACTGGGAATTGTATCCTCTTCATGGCAAATAATGACATGTGAACCTGGTCCTCCATCCGTGTGCATCCACCATTCTTTTGGATAACTAGATAGTGTCAACTCATCATTTTCTTTTGCGTTTTCGCCAACTTTTATGACTATACCGTCGAGTGACTTATATGTCTTCATTCATTTCATTCTATACTTCTTAAAAGTTTAAGTCAACGAAAATAATATTGGTAGTAAATAAATGGCGAACACGAAAAAACGAGCAAATCTCTTAAAAGCTCTCGAAGGAAACTGGAACTCGAACTCGAAGTCGAACTCGAAGTCGAACTCAAACAGAAAACGCGCGGGGAATACTAAGATTCCAGTGCACACTAAAATACTGATGAACGAAATGTGGAAGAAAAATACTTCAAGAAATAATCGGGAAAGGGAAAGAAAAAATGCCACTATGAAACCAAGTGGGTTCGGATTTAACGCGAGATAAAAATACAAATAAAATGAAATAAATGATATTCATTTTATTTATATTGAATTTTTGAATTTTGAATATATTTAAAAGGGTGCAAAACGATCATCTTCAATTATATATGTAGAAGTGGTCGTGGTCAATCCACTCACATTTGATGAGCCGACATTCGAGGTTGCGTTGGTCGAACCCACATTTGATGAGCCGACATTCGAGGTTGCGTTGGTCGAACCCACATTTGATGAGCCGACATTCGAGGTTGCGTTGGTCGAACCCACATTTGATGAGCCGACATTCGAGGAAGGTGCATCAAGAATATGGACACATGCAGTAGATCTTGCGTTGTCTCCCATATAGAGTTCGACTGCTTTTATTGGTTCAACGCGTCCCTTTGACATAATGAATATTTTATCAGATGATTTGATTTTATCCCTTAATCGGATAGAATCATCCTTTATTAATGTGCATTCACGGTCAATAGTAGCTTGATCTGTTGTTGTTTTTAATGTTGTGATGACTTTATTTATCTTCTCAAGTTCATATTTTTTGATAAAATTTGGATATGTATTTGGAAGTGTTCCTGTATAATAGAGAACAAGCACAACTATCAGCAATACAATCAATACAATAAAAACTATAAGTGCAATCGTAGCCAGACTCATATCTCCTGTAAATAAATATTTATTTTTAGTTTGAGTATGCGATGCCGGCCATACCTCGTTTTATACGGAGAACATTATAATTGACCGCATAAACTCGAACAATGTTTCCACCTCCATTTGGGGAACTGACAACTAATTTAGCATTGTCGATTCGAGAGAAATTCAAGGAACCCGTTGGTTGTTGCTTATTCAAGGAAAGGCAGAATGGCCATGTGTAGGTTGGTTGATATTGGAGACCCAATGGCAATACGGTGGTATGCATTTGTGGAACGACTGTATGGTGGAAGACATTGCTCATGTTTTCGAAGAGCGTTGTGCCATTAATGTAGAGTGATGATCGGTCAAAAGTATATTCATCATTCCAAGCAGAACCATTTGCACTGGAACTTACTAAGTGTACCGCTTTGCATGGGTGGTTGAAATATGTCAAATCAAATTCAGTCTCACCTGGTGCAGCCATTTGGTATTGGACTTGTTGAATAAGCAATTCATGGTCTCTTTCCATGAAATAGCTTCGTTCATCCGTATCCACGTAAAAGTAGGTTGCAAAAACTTTGGGGCTATTGGCTGGAACAAATCCAGCGCGGCACTTGACTCGAATTTCAACTTCGTGGAATTTGATGCCAATCAATGGAAGCACCTTGGTGAGGTCTTCGGAAAAAAAGAATGGGATGACATAATGGTCAGCTGAACCGGAAGCAACCCCTTGTGCTTGGGCTGGGAAATAGTTCGTAAGTGGAGCACACGCGGCGCGGGAACTATCGGCATTATACAGAAGGTTATGAACCCCTTGAATAAATAAGCCATCTAACGTGACAACTTGTTGACCACCGATCCAGAGGCTGAATTCGGTGAGGGACGCAACATCTTCTGAGAAGAAACCCGTCGTGTTGGTGCCATTTCTTGCAATACCAGGCGCCTCAATCCACACATACCCGAGCAAATCTCCTTTATTAGGAATGGGAATAGAGACTTCGTTATTTGAACCAAATGTTCCGATGTAATCCAACCTCTCTGGTTTTAATGCAAAGTTGGTGTGACGTTTATAGTTTTGTCTGAAAAATGAGACTTCTGGTTGACCTGTAATGTAGACATCCTGGACGCCTTTGGAAACTAAGTCAATTAAGGCAGCTGACATTTATTAGTTCTTCACATTTTATTTTTGACTGAACTCATCTCACTTAAAAATTTAATGACCATTACTAACATAGGATAATGGTCGTCTTTCAGGTGCTTACCTGGGAGGCTCGAGATGAGGATGATTCACACATCATCAGCATATTCGGAAAGACCGCCGAAGGAAAATCTGTATGTGTCACAACAAGTTTTTCTCCGTATTTTTTCATTAAACTTCAGCCTGGAGAAACGGGAGTAGGTGCTGATGTGTTATTCAAAAAAATTCAAAAAGTATGTCCTGGATGTATTACACACTACGCAACTGGCCAATCGAAAGATGTATGGGGATTTCAAAATAACAAAAAGTCATCCTTCATGAAACTGTATTTCACCAGTCTGTCTGGATTTAAAATGGCAAATAACATTCTTCGACGTCCCCTTCCAGATGATGTATATCCACGACGCATCTATGAATCAAATATCGATCCAGTTCTTCGTTTCATGCATTCCACAGGTATTAAATCAACGGGGTGGATGGATACGGGAGATGAGTGTATTGTGCAAGGGACATATGCCGATACAGATATTGATATTCTTTGTAGTGATTGGAAAAAACTGAAACCAGTTGAAAACGATGCTATGTCACCCTTTGTGATTGCTTCTGTAGATATTGAATGTACGAGTTCGACTGGAAAGTTTCCAGACCCGGAGATACAAGGAGACGCATGTTTTCAAATTGCGATTTCGCTTCTTCGGTTTGGTGAGAAAGACCCATATAATAAAACATGTTTGTGTTACAAAAAGACGGATACAAATTTGGGCGGCGCCGGCACTATTGTAAATTTTGAGACTGAACGAGATTTGTTGATGGGTTTTCGAAATTTCTTAAAGTCGGAGGACGTGGACATTATCACCGGTTGGAATATTTTTGGTTTTGATATGGAATATATATTTAAGCGCGCGCAGATGAATTCGTGTCCGAGACAGTTTTACAATTTAGGTAAGTTGAAAAATGTTGAGAGCGATTTGGTGGTGAAGAATTTATCATCAAGTGCTCTTGGACATAACGAATTGAAATTACTCCCAATGTCGGGTCGTTTCATAGTGGATATGTATCATGAAGTGAAGAAAGGGTACAAATTGGACAGTTATAAATTGAATGAAGTTGCAAAACTGTATCTCGGCGAACAAAAAATTGATATGCCCGCCAAAGAGATGTTCAAGCGATTTGTAGAAGAAGATCCAGTTAAATTGCGTGAAGTTGCGGAATATTGTATTCAAGATACTTTGCTTCCTCATAAATTGATTCAAAAGTTGTGTATTTTGATGAACCTGTTAGAAATGGCCAAAGCAACATGGGTTCCTATAAACTATTTAGTCGAACGAGGACAACAAATCAAAGTATTCAGTCAATTGATAAAAAAAGCAAAAGAAATGGGTTTTATCATTCCCGTTCTTCGAAACGGCTCACAACCAGATACAGGCTATGTTGGTGCGACAGTGCTCGATGCACAATCAGGTGCATACTATAAACCAATAACAGCTCTTGATTTTGAAGGTTTATATCCATCTATCATGATGGCACATAATTTATGTTATTCATCACTTGTTATGGATCCGAAGTATGAGAATATACCCGGAGTTGACTATGAATCATTCAAAGTTGGTGATGTGACATATAAATTTGCTCAAAATGTTGATACTCTTTTGCCAAGTATTCTTCGAGAATTGAAACAATTTAGAAAGATGGCAAAGAAAGAAATGGCAAATGCAACTGGGTATATGAAAGATATATACAACGGAAAACAATTGGCGTATAAAATTTCTATGAATTCCGTCTATGGCTTCACCGGTGCGAGTAAAGGTATGCTTCCGTGTATTCCTATTGCCTCTTCGGTCACTCTCATGGGTCGATCTATGATTGATAAGACGAAGAATTATGTCGAAGCAAACTTCCCTGGTGCAAAAGTTCGATATGGTGATTCCGTCTCTGGTGATACACCTCTTCTTTTACGACAAAATGGTCAAATTGTCACGATGACCATAGATAATCTCTCGAGAATCTACATTATTCGAAACGATGGAAAAGAAATCGCACATCCAATGTATGAAGTATGGACCGAAGATGGTTTCACGGCCATTGAACAAGTCGTTCGACATAAAACACAAAAGAAGATGTATCGTGTGATGACTGACATAGGTCTTGTCGATGTGACCGAAGACCACAGTCTCTTGAAACATGATAAAACTATACTAAAGCCGAGTGCTTTGACCTACGGAACGCATCTTCTTCACGGTGATTGTTCCCAAGCCTTGAAAGAAAATCAAACACATATTCCCGATTTCACTCTAAAGGATGCAGAGCGTATGGGTCAAGAAAATAAGAGTTTCGTTCCGACTTCTATCATGAACGCACCCATAGACTATGTAGAAGCATATATATTGGGTGCATTTGACAAAAAATCAAAAGTACATGTATCATCGAAACTCTATTGTGCAGATTTGTACTTTTTATGTCGTCGTATCGGATTGAATATTAGTATTGACGAGAATGTATTGAAATTAGGTCAGCATAGAAATCCTCAAAATGTTCGACACATTAAATATTTAGGAGAGACAGATACTTATGTCTATGATTTAACGACTGTTTCTCACCATTTCCATGTCGGACCCGGAGACCTTGTGGTTCACAACACCGATTCAGTCATGGTTGAGTTTGATGTTGGCGAACGAACAGGTGAAGAAGCAATCGCATATAGTTGGCAATTAGGTGAACGCGCCGCATCTGAATGCACACAATTGTTCAAAGCACCAAACAATTTAGAATTGGAAAAGGTATACTGTCCCTATTTCTTATATTCAAAAAAACGATATGCAGCGAAATTGTGGACGAAGGGTAAAGATGGCACTATGCATATGAATTACATTGATGTTAAAGGTCTTCAAGTTGTTCGTCGGGATAATACACCATATGTTCGAGAAGTATGTAAAGAACTTTTGGACGTTGTTTTGTCTTCGAGTGATCCAGAACCACCCAAGGCATTAGCACATCAACGCGCAGTTGAACTCTTAGATGGTCGCGTGGAACATAAGAAACTTTTGCTGTCACAACAGTTGGGGGATAAATATAAAAGTCAAAACTTACCACACGTTGCCGTTCGAAATAAAATGCGCGAACGAAAACCGGGTTCAGAACCTCAATCGGGAGACCGTGTGCCGTATCTTTTAGTTGATACCGGGAATGAGCGTGCAAAAGCCTATGAAAAGGCAGAAGACCCAGGGTGGGCCCTTGACCACGCCTTACCAATCGATTATCGATACTACTTTATGAATAAGTTCCTCAACCCAATATGTGATTTGTTAGAACCACTTGTTCAGAATCCAAAAGAAGAAATATTCAATGACCTTATTATTAAAAAAGTAAGAGGAAAGAAGAAAGTGGAAGTGGTAGATAAAAAACAACCAAGCGTTATAGACTTATTTAAAAACTGGGAGCGTAATAATAGTAAGAAATGATGTCTGAAATAGAAAAACTCATCAATGAAGAAGTTGAGCGTCGTCTACTTTCAAGATTAACGAAATACGCAGAAAATATTTCGATCGTCCATGGAATACCTTTACGATTAGTATTACGAGACATACCTAAAAATGATATAGGTGATACACGATGTAAAGGATTACTTAAATCAGGAAAAAGATGTTCCAGAAACTTTAAGACGGATGGATATTGTTTACTCCATGTGCATCAAAAGAAATCATCAGATCCAATAACAATTGTATCCGACGTTATTCATAATCACCCATTTCCTCCACTTTTCATGCAGGGATGTCCAGCATGTGAACATACAAGAAAAGAGAAGGGACCTGTCTCTGCACCAAACTGGCTTCGACCATCTACTTCTTAAGAATATGTTTATTGTTTTCGATATATTTAATAATGTCGTTGACGATACACCATCGCAAAAAATTTAATTGGCTCACCGTTGTTGATATTTCATCGCCCGATGATAAAATAAATGTAATCCGCTCTGTTCGACAGAATGGATCAAATGCACGTTTACTATACCCATCCAAAGACGCCTTATATTGGATGTGTACAGGAAAATCTTTACCGTCTTTCGTATTGTATCTCGTTTGATTAGACTTTGCATAGTTCGTAATAAACCACTCTATATTACGCAAAGATACACCTTTTCTGTGATTAATAACATCAAGGAGTTGTTCAGAGTGATTTTTTTCATTGTAGAACTGACTTAAAGAGTGTAATAGTAGTTGTTGAGATTTACTAATCATTAGCATATACTATATGCTAATCTTTAAATATATGTCATTACTATAGAAATAGAAATGTTCTGGGGAATAATTATAATTCTTGTACTCCTCTTATTAATCGTCAAGAGTATGAATAAACCAAACTCATCTGTCATTCAAACACTTGTTCAAAAAACAGCCAAATATGCAACTATGGCACAACAAGACGACTCACCACTACTCGCCATTACTCACGCAAACTATTCAGTCGCTTACTTGGAAGCGCTTTTAGATGTGGCTACACATAGACAAATCAATTCAGCAACACATGTAGACGTCAAACTCTTCATAGAACACGTCATGATGGTTCAACAAAGTGTCACTAAAAAAGTTGTTCAAAAAATTCCAGCGCTTCAGGGTGAAATCGATTTGTATCTGTCCGCTATTTCTGGAAATTCATAATCTTTGTACAAGTATACATGATGCATGCCAACATTATGATTTTTATGGTCATCTATCAACTGACACTCTCATTTTTGTTTCGATATTACCTAAGTCAGCCTCAGCCCAAAACCCAACCCCAGCTACATGATGACCTCGACCTCGACACCGTGGTTGATAGAGCCTCGTCGGTGGGAAGTGTCCAAGAGCCACCCTTACTCGTCGAAGAAGTTGACAGTTCCGTCAGTGGGAGTGGGAGATGCTGTGGCCGTGGTCGATCCAAGAATAAGAAAAATTAAAGAAAAATATGAAAACTATTATACCATCAAAAATACAAAAAAAATACAAATTGTCTCCGATGTAGTCATGTCAGCAACAGCACCACATGAATCAAAAAATGTGTGTGAAGCCATCACTAAATCAGGGAAAAGGTGTTCGTTCAAGCCGATGTGCAACGGAAAATGTAAAAAACATTCGAAATAAAAATATTTGTAATTATTAAATAAATGGATAATCTTACACCAGTTATTATTTCCATGGCTCTATTCATTGCCATTACATACACGGCTCCATTGATTATTAGAAGTCCAACAAACATTAAACCAGTCGATGACCTCGTCAAAATGTCGATAGTTCAAAGAGAATATATGATGACCGGAACCATTCTCGCAGGGCTCATCACCTATCTCACGTTCTATATCGCTCATGAGGTTCTACAAGGGAAACCGCTTTTCTAAACTCCTCTAAAATAGCATCAGTCTTCAACAATTCCTTCGTGTGTGTATGTTCCATATGAC